ATCTTTACTTTCTATGAGTAGACCAATCAAAACAGAGGATAAATTGTCCTCATTAATTATATTGTCGTGTAAATGAATAAATTCACTTGATAATTTTGGTGTCACTATGACCTCAGAGCCATCTAGTATTTTCACAACCAAATTTTCGCCACTATCATTAGATTCGATGATAGCGTTTATCATATTTGCAGACACTTGCTCCATTTTGATGTCTGCTTTTAAGTCATTTATCATTTGCTTCACAAATTCATGAGACTTCTTGTCAGGAGTCTTGATTGTGACTACTCCACCCTGAATATTCACATTGGTGCCTTTCAATCCAAGCACATCAAAGTTCTTCATGAACTCATTAGACTGTTTGAGTGATTTAAAATTAACCTTGAGACTTGGCATTTAATTTAGGTGTTTCGTTGTTTATTGTTGGCGATGACTGTTGTGGTAATTTTACTTTTGATTCAGGAGATTTCCAATTGGTTTTATTAGCAATGAATTGCTTCACTAAAGAGTATGTTTTTTGGTCATCAGAATCTATCACCACCATGTTTTCAGAAACTTTCTCTATCGATGCTCCTCTGATATTTGCAGATTTAAACTTTGCCACAAAATCGTTTGTGGTTTTTGGAAGTTTAAATGACATCTGAAGTTTCAGCATTATCCCTTCCAATTCGATTTCACATAATCGAAGAACTTCTTCTTCTCACCATCATCCATAGCAGCGGGAGACTTCTTACCGAACTTCTTGAGTGCTTTCTCAAAGAATGCACGATACGCCTTTTGCTTGGGTGAAAGTTCTTCTTCGCTCACATCAAACTTACCTGTGTTGCTCATTCCAATTGCATCCATCATCTGTCCTTTGGTCATCTTCTTATCATCATTGATAGGTTCAGACTGAACAGACTCTTTCTTTGCTCCCATGAGAGTTTTCTTCTTCTCTTCACGGAGTTTCTTATACATCTCGACCATCTTCATTGCGTTTGCGACTATATCTTTGCTTTCCATTGTGGCTCCTCGTTTGATTATTGGTTCGGGAACAAACGCACCCTTTCCGGATCCATCGTCATAAAGACCGTTGTACTTATTCTCTTGCATGGCCTTTTTACGATCTTCCCGCAATTTTCTGGCTTGTTCAAGACGAGCAACAGTCTCTTTGTACATCTTGGTTCTTGCGTCGATTTGCACAGCCTCTTGAAGTTTTTCCGTATTTTCCATGTGGTCTTCCTTACTTCTTCATCTTCTTTGGTTTAGATGCATCAACTGTTTTTGTTGATGCATCGGATTTAGTAACTGAGGTTTGAACTTCGGGAGGTGGTTCAGCGAACCCTGCCTTCTTGTCATTTTCAACCTTCTTTGTCATACTAATTGCAAGATCGGGATCCTTCTTTGCATCCTTCATCAATTGATCAATGTATGACTTAGTTGCTTTCTCAGCGGTTTTAGGACCGGGAAAGAACTCCCATCTTCTGTCGTTGATGTAGATACGAACAGGTTTACCGAATCCTGTTCCTACTTGCTTAACAATTACTTTCTGCCCTTTATAGTCATACGAGTTGACATAGAACTCCTTTTCGAAGTTCGGGTCAAGTGTTACATCGTCTTTATTTGCTCCCGCCGCTGTTGGAACTATCTTGATGTCTTTAGGCTTCAGGGGTTTAACTGGTGCGGGTGCACCTGTGCCCATCGTGTCCATACTGTTTGTTGGAGTTGTTGCAACGGGGGCAGAAGGTGCCATAGGAACTTCATTTACTGTCTTTGGTTGACTTACGATATTTACAGACAGAGCCTTCTTCAGTTCTTCGATCTTAGTATGTACTTTGGATGCCAACTCTTTCTGAATGATGGTGCGGAATTTCCCCGCCTCTTTCTTCATGAGAGTCTCGATGACTGACTTGAGAATGTCTCCTGTCTGTTCTTCCATATCTTCCTTTATCCAAGACCGAACTGTGAAGTGTCGGGTTCGATCTTGCCTGCATTGCGTTCCTTCTCAATTTGCCGATCCATATCCCGAATGTCTGCTTCGGATTGACCAAGAACATTTCTCCGCACCCATTCATGAGAATAGTACTTACCTATGTATGGTTTAATATTCCCCAATTCATCTATTTGGTTCTTGCGGACTTCGCTGTTCTTCAGTTCGGTGAATAGATTATCTTTCACGAAGTCGAAGTAGACAGATTCCCGCAAGTCCGGCCAATCGTCTTGAGTGATGATTTTCTTCAGAATCAACTGCTTTTTGAGCAAATCGAAGAACAACTCACTGAATCTAGTTCGAAGTCTGTGAATAAACTTTGTGAATCGAACTTCATCACGGGTGATTTCCGTAGACCGTCCAAGCATGAATTGCTTGTCCTGTTCAAGGCGACTGACGGGGACTGACAAGGCACGATATAGTTTCTTTTGGAAGTACACCACATCTGTCAGTTCACCGAGATTTGCACCACCCTGTAGAGTAGTGATTTCTGTTCCCTTGCTGCCTTCACGACGAGGGAGCCAATAGTCCTCAAGCATGCTCATGAATTTGCGATCATCACGGATGTCACCAGTGTTTGCATCGTAAACCAAACGATTACGATACTGATTCATGAGTCCCTTCACATATGCTTCGGCCTTAGTCTTTGGAAGATTACCGACATCGATGTAAAAGATTCTTCTCTCAGGGGCACGGCTAATGCGATAGATCACCACAGCATCCTCAAGCATTCTCAACTGATTGAGTGGCTTGATTGCTTTGTGGAGGAATCCGACGATTCTCTTGTAGCGAGAGTCCATCAATCCTGATGAACAGAATGCAATTGCATCGTCGCTGATCTTGGTTCCGCTGACATTCCCACCCTGACGAGGATTGTCCTTATTGTAAATGTAGAAGTCATGATAGCCAGCAATGACTTTTGTACCATCCTTGAGTGTCTCTTTCTTGAACTCACGAATCTTCGTGATGTTCATCGGATCAACATATCGACATTCAAGAATACCCTTCTGTGGGTTCTCTTCATCAACTATGATGTGGAAATAGATTCGGCTGTCCACATACCATCTTCTGAAGATATCTGCACCCTTAGTTTCAAACTGCAACACTCTAAGAATGTTGCGAAACTCCTCATGAACCTTTTCTTTGATGCTGTCTGGCTGCTTCAGTCGATCAAGAATGATCTTCACAGGGGCTTTCTTCTCACCAAGAACAATTGACTCATTGACGATATCATCAACTGCAATCTCTGTAATTGGATCCATCGCCATTTCACGATACTTCATGACCAATTCGAAATCATTTCGAACCGTTCCGTCAAGGTCAACATACTGACCATAGAAACCACCGGCTTCTACTGGAATGGCACCATCGTCCGAGGTTGGAACCACGAACGACTTTAGTGCCTTGAAGTTTTCCTTCTGTCGCTTGGACCGCTCTAGTTTGAAGCCGAATAGTTCTGCCATAACAATTACCTCTCCTTTAGAACCTGGGGCGGTATCCGATGAGAGGAAACACTATCAAGTAGTGAGATTCTCAATCTCATAGTACTGATAAGTCATCGTAACTTGGAAATTCGATGGTTCGCTGGCCTGTGCCATGTCCAAAGAAATTTCACCGAGAGTTGAAGGCCAGCATCCAACAAACTTGTATGTGGTGATCACATTTCCCTCACGGGTTAGGGGTGAAACATACCAGTCTGTCATGTATGTATTCATGGCATTGGGACCAACATTGGTCTTGTTTGTATTGATGTTATTTTGCCATGTCTCAAAAGCCTTACGAAGTGTGTATGCCCCATCATTATAAACAGTGATGCTCCAATCATTGAAAGTTCGATCAGCGGGATACTTGAATTGGCGACCCATATAGTTTGCAGTACCAATGTTCAGCACACTATTTGGAATCGATGCTGCTTTGCACAGGAAAGATACCTGATTATTGGGGCTTCCTGCACCGATTGCTGCTGCAACATTGTTAATTGCTCCAGCAACAGCCTGTCCAAAGAAAGCACCGGCGGCTCCTGCTGCGAAGTTGACTGCACCAAGTCCAGAGTTTGGAAAGTTTCCCTGAACTAGGAACAGGTTGTTACGGGCAACACCGTTGATTAGATTTGCTCTGAATGCGTCGATACTAAACTGTGACATTTGTTAGTTCTCCTTCTTATTTAGAGGCAGATTAGGCTCC